TATCAAAATATTTACCACATGCCCATAGTTTTGAATTCTCTCCTGTCGTTCCATCTAACCCCTTAATCATGTGGTGCCAGTATCCAGAGAAACTCATAAAGCCTTCGACTTCATTATTGTGAGATATGCTACCTGTTTGAGGAACCTCCAGCCAACCCATGGTTTTAGTCTGGTAGGTGATAGAGTTGATCCCCACACCTAGCTGCCCGAACCATGCAGCACCTATTGAGTAAACCTTGCCTGACCCACGAAACTTGGATGCCCCTATGGCGGTTGATTGTTTTCTTACCGCCGAAAAATGATCCCTGCCGGCAGATATACTAAACATAGATGGAAGGTTTTGATTTTTGACGGCCCAAGTACTTCCAGATCCAGCAACCCACCTACCAGAGCCAAACATTTTACCATTATTCATCAACATCAAAGTACCACCAGAGCATGATGCCATTTGTTTCATATTTGTAGCTAAATATTTTGAATGAGGCGAAGTTATATAATCTTTTGGTGGTAAAACCTTCCACGAATCATCTCCAGCAATAGTATCAATCCCAACCATTCTGTATTCATATATGTATATGCTAGATTCCTGAAAAAAAGGATGATCATAATCATTATTTTTTAATGGTTGATTATTGGTATCGTCAAATAAACCTAGCTGACCATCTCGATTATTTCCGGTTGCATAAAGCCTATCGTTTTTCACATAAAAAGTGGTATGATATCCAGCATGACAAAACTCAACCCCGCTTGATTCAATCTCGTAAGGGGAACTCTCGTACCGCCTTATTTCGAACAAATCAAATTGACGGCCATCAAATATTTTGTTGACATCTAATATGCCGAAAGATCTAGCAGCACCAAGTCCCCAAAGACTTCCGTCAGTTTTTCTATACACGAGGTGATCTGGACCCGCCGAAAACTGCTCTACATTAGAATCTATTTGCTTTGGGCTGCTAATCTTTAGCGAGGTGTCCGGGTCGGCAAGTTTACCAAAAATATTAGCACCTACACCCCAGAGTGTTTTATCATTTTTAATGAAATATGTTGTGTTTGAAAAAGCTTGGGGCCTTTGCACTTGCCCACAAAGGTACGAAGTACCACTGTAACTAGTGGCCTGAACCTCCTCAACATTGCTGGCAATAGCAGACTGCACTTGCTCGTAAGTATGTGTGCCGGCTGGAGCTATTGAATCACCGCTGTAGTATCGCGTTGTTGCCCCACCCCTGCATGCATATTCCCATTCGGATTCATTAGGCACACAATACCCCCAATTTTTAGGTATTAAATTTAAAGACCTCTCTAAATCAGTTAATTTATTACAAAATTTTGTTAAATCTTGCCAGGTTATATTTTCCACCGGAAGATTCTCCCCTACATTTAAGCTTGGGTTGTAATCCATAAGGGATTCGTATTGTTTTTGTGTCATCTCGGTAGTAGAAAGATAATAAGCAGACTCGATCCTTTGAGTGAATTGCTTTTCGTTATTACCTCTGCCTAATTCTGAGGCAGGGCTGCCTTGCAGGAAGATTGCAGGGCCTAACCTCACCATGTTTATTGGTACAGGTGTACCGGAGGAATCAGTTATTGATGACACTGTCCTTGTGTCGGGCAATGTTGATGCCGTAATATTCCCTGCAGAGTCTATACCTCCAGCTCCCCACTCAACCGTATTAATGGTAATTGTAATGTTTTGAGCTGGCATATTAAATGATATCTCGTCTGCCAAAGAATCTTCATCAGATATCGTAATATCACTAGAAGACCAAGATATAAATTCATGGGTGCTATTGACCCGCTTCCTTAATACCACAGCAGTGTTGACCTGAGTGCTGTATGATGTTATGACATTGCCCGATAAATTCAATGCCTGTGCCCCGCCCCCATTAACCACTATATTCACAGTATAATTTTGCGGAATGAATGATTTTGTTACTATTACATCATCATCCACCATGGTAAATTTTAATGATGCATCGCTTGTTCCGGGCTCCAGAGTAATTGATCTTGAAGGGTTATTTTTGTATAACACTTCCCACCCTGATCCCAACGAAAAACCAACTTCTGTCGTAGCTTCTATAGTTACGGAATCTCCATAAACTTTATAATTACCATCAAGGGATAATAGAGACCCACCCCCAGATGGCTCTGAATAAAGATATATGGCTTTTCGGCTATATACATTTGCGCGAATGCTTGCCGATCCAATTCCCGAGGTAAATGATGTAGTGGCACTACTTTCGTCATCTATAACTCCTGCTCCATTAACAACCCAGGACCCAAAAACAAACCCCGGATTAGGGTTGCATACTATTGTAAAAGTCGTTTGATCTGTAGCATCCACTCCATCAACTTGGTCTGAATTATAAATTATATATGTTTCGGAGTTTTCTCCATCTATATTTATCTTATAATTTATAGGTTCGAATACCGCTGTTGCTATAGCATTGCCATCCCCTATTGTAACTATATAAGCTCCATCGTCTTGAGCCTTATTAACTCCGTCTACATGGTTATATATATTACTATTAGATTTCTGAATATCTCCAGGTCCAGATAGTTCCCAACCTAGAAACTTAAAACCAATATTTGTAGAATAGTATATCTCAATTTTATCACCAAGGTTTACAGAATCTTCTTTCATCCTACTACCATCACCCGCTTTAATGTATGCATTACCCGCAGATGTTTCACTCTCATCAACGGCGAGTGAATAATTTATGATTTCATAATTTGCATACAGTTTAGCATTTGAATTACCAGTGTTAAATATAGTGCTCTCAAGAGATGCATCCTGTATGGATCCCGAGCCCTCAAGTCGCCAACTTATCCAATTGTAGCCAGGTTGAGTTAGGGAGTGTATTTCAATGTTTTCATTCTCTTCAACATCTATAGTCTTTAATTTATCATTTATATATTGAACCCCAGCATTACCTGCTATACTTACAGTATATTTACTCGCTTCATAGTAAGCTTGAATATTGATATCTCCGGCCCCGCATGTTAATGTAGTTTGGCTGGAATCTTTATCTGATAAAACACCCTGTCCAAATGTCACTTCCCAGTGAGAAAATTCGTAGCCAGCCAAAGGTACAGCTTCTATATCAAATGAATCACCGATATTAAAAGAAACCTCCTCAAGCCTAGACCCTGTTGACAATATTACTTCTTCTCCTGGCCCGTATAACCTTAATTGGTAATTGATTAAATCATAATTCGCAACAATTATAGTGTCAGCACTAGATGTCGTAAAAACAGTGCTTTGGGAATTTACACTTCCAAAACTACCTGCCCCACTCTTAATCTCCCAATTATTAAACTGATACCCCTCTTTGGCATTTGCCTGTACAGCTACTTGTTGCCCAGGGTAATAACTTCCCGAACCCGATTGAACCCCTGCGTTAATTGTATTTGAAGTTACTCCTAGAGTAAACCTTTTTTGCATAAAGGCCCCTTCTAGTGTTGTGTCTTCTGATATTGTAACTGTTAGTCTTTCTTTGAAAGCATTTTGATTTAATAATTCTTGGTCTGTGTATACCCCTATATCCTGACCGGCAACTGAGTCAAGCGAGCCTGACTGTATTTCCCATTGTGTAAAAAAATAGGGTTCTTTAGATGTTGCGTCGTAACCCGGCTTAGCATATAGCTGTATTAAGTCCCCATACTCATATCTCCCCGCACCAACTACACTGCCTTCACCTGTATGTAAAAGTGTTAAATTGTATTTATTATTACTAAATAATCCCTTGACATCTGTATCTTTTAAAATTGTTACACTAGTTGAAGCGCTTGTAATATCTAAGATATTTTCACCCTGCCAACCTATAAATAAGTTATGCTCTGACTGTGTGGCCTCGATTTCCACTTGTTGAAGATAATTGTACTCTCCTGAATTAACCTCGTTAACCTGCCCATTATAACCGGAAATATTTAAGGAATATTTTATCGGCTCATAATTAGCCGTCAGGGTGAGGTTTTGATTCATTAATACTTTGACTTTTCTCGATAAAGGCTCCGAAAAGGTATAATCGTCGGAACTCCACCCTGTAAAACTATAGCCGTATTCTATTGCAGAGATTTCTATCTCACTAAATTCACCCTCTAGATTTCTAAACGAACCTATTACTGTGCCATGTTCGGATATAACGGTAGTAGTAAATGTTTCCCTTATAAAAAAGGTATTGGTTGAACACATAGTGATATAAACAAATGGCTCTTCCGAGGTTGTGTGAAACTGAGATGCATGCCTCTCAAACACAGCATAGACAGAGTATCTCCATATTCCAGGCTCATGCACGGTGTCGTACACTTCTAGCTCAGAAATATTATTGGTCACCTTGATAAGATCTCCATTAAGTCGGTTTTCAGTGCAGGCATCAATCCACTCACCGTTTTCGATTAAGCAGTCTTCTTTTGTTGTTTGCCCAGCTACAGAACATACCCCAGACCTATCTATCTTACCAATATTTTGCCTGTATACTAAATACCTAGAAAGCCCAGCTGTATGCTCTGGCTTCTGCCATGTTATGTGGAAGTCCCAAGATTTATCTGTATTAGTCATTGTTAATTTCTATTTCAAATATTGCATCATAAACATTAAACCTATCAGTGATATCACCTTTGCCAACATTCTGCTTTAACTTAACGGCCAACTTAGGTGACCCTGTGCCTGAGCCCGAATCAGATATATCAATTTTTTCACCAAATGCCGTAATTGGTTTTCGAAAATCAAATAGAGTTTCAGATTGCTTCACATTAACAGTAGACCCACTAGCTGTAAGATTATATAATTTAATACAATCCTTGTTACCAATATCTGATGATTTAAAATTTTTAGAATGCTGCAATGTAGCTTCGTCATTTATAAATCTTATGGCCATCATCCCATAAGAAACGGCGAAAGGCTGCACTTCCGTACTCGTTCCACCCATGGCCGGTTGATTGGTTGAAAATGATTCGATTAATACCCACCGAGATTTATATCTATAATAAAGGAAGCATTTTTTATCTGCGCCGATTATTGCCATCCTGTCACTTTTCTTGTCTTCTTTTGGGCTTATAACCACTTTCCATCCAAAACTTTTAGCTCCGCTAGGTGCGGTGATTTTATTGGCTCGCACCCATGCATATCCGCCATTACCCGAAGCAGTTTGATAATTAATATTCTGAGATGCGGGCGAGAAGTTTTCGGAGTGCAAAGACAATGCATCAGGTGTTGTAATTTTTTTTGTTTTTTGAAATTTTTTCGCCGTTAAGCTCGCTCCCACTCTAATAATTTGTGCAACATTAGTTCTATTTTGTCCAAATGACTTTGATATTCTAATTGTTACATCTGGCCAAATTAAATCATAAGATCCAGAATTTTCACCTATAGCACAGCCATTATATTTAGTTAAGTTGGTTGTTGATGTAGTGCTTCTATTAGGAGTCCACCCAAAGTAATCATCTTCCTTAACGGCTCTGCCTTGTAAGTTATTTGTTTGAGATGTAAAGTAAGATTGTTTGCCTTGGTTTTGTATATAATAAACTATTCCAGACTTAGAATTAGTTTTCCACACCCCAGCTATTACATTACCAAAGTAACTGAGAACAAAATCACTACCAATGAGCCCGTATACATCACTACCACTAGGCTCTTGTGATATTTTTAAGTCATTATTATTTCTTTTTGCAGTGGTGTTATTTGGTGATTTATTATACAATGAATTTTTCAGGTTTATGGTAATGGATGCACTGCCTCTCGCTGGAGCCCTCCCGGAAACACTATCCGACGACCTGCTTTTCTTGACCTTGATATTGGATGTGCTGATTGATATATTTTGAAACCCCTGAGAGCCGTTAAACTTTAAATAAACAGTCTTACCAGGTTCAACGAAAAATTTATTATTTTTCTCTTTCAAGCTATACCTCTCCCTGCCGAACTCGATACTAAAATTGCTATTCACCACCCCAGTGAAGTTTACATCAAGCTCAACCAAAATCCTTTGATATACACACTTTAAAACAACATCACTAGATAATTTTACTTTGTCCAAAATATCAAGACTCTCGTCGCCAAACCATTCTATATTTCCAGAATCTACAATCCATGATTTAAATTCAGTATCTGACTGCCCAGCATACCGCCAAAAAGGACCATTATAACTAAAATAATTCGGGGCTAGCTGCTCACTTCCTTTTACTTCTATATCTTTTAATTTAATATATTTTCCAGTAGCGCTATCTCTTATTGAGTAAGTCGGGCCATGTGTATACTGAAATTCATACTGCCTGCTATTTTGGTTATAAAAATAATAATCTAATTGTAGCTTAAATGCCTGCTCTTCATATGCTCCATACAGGGTGCCTCCCGAACTCATTAAAAATTCAATTTCATTATTAAATTTTTCCGCAGGACCTATATTATCAAAAGGAGGGTTTGATCCTGTCCAGCTTAAAAATGAGTAACCGGGCAATGGGTTAGCCTGAACTTTCACTAAAGATCCATTGCTTAAAGTTTTATATGAGTAAGTATGATTATCATCTCCAGATGAAAGATTTACTCCAGGTAAACTTTTACCATCCTGATACACAAGTGGCATGGCTACAATATTACCTTGATTTTTAGGCACCTGAATCAAGAGCTCGTATATTTCAATGAATTGAGCTTCTACAGTAAAAGAGTCTCCAGCAACCAAGGTAGAGCCTTGACTAATAGTAGTTTCTTTTTCGTTAATTGAGTTAACCACCACAGTTCCAATATTAAGCCACTGACTAAATACAAACCCAGAAGGCTCGTTGGTTTTTATACTAACGGGGAAATTAGATTCCCTGATTAGATACTTACCTGAATTTGTGCCTGTATTTTCAATAGTGAGCCCCAGCGCTTCGATGTTCGCATTGGCATTTGGAGTTGCCTGCTGTGTTAAGTCCAGAAAGAAAACCGGCTCAAAAATAGCTGTAATTTCTACATTATTCCTAATAGATATTGATGCTCCTGAGTTATATTTTAGCGAGCCGTCTAATCCGGAAAAAACATCAGATGTAGCGCCTTGAGTTACCTTCCATTCCTTGAACCTGTATTGGTTGCTATTTAGGGGTGTGGCACTTATATTTATAATGTCTTCTATATTATATGTGCCTCCACCAGTAACACTGCCCAGTGTGGCATCTTCCGCTATTACTGTTAGGACTAAAGGAATAAATTCAAACTCAGCTTCAAGTTCTACATCCGTCGAAATTTGAAATGTTGGGTTTGCATCTGTGCTTCCATTATTTAATCCTATAGTAGTCCCATTTAATATATTCCACTGCTTAAATTGGTATCCCTGGCTGTTGAATGCTTGCAACTGAATATCTTCACCTATTTCATAAGGGCTATTTTTTATCGTTAAGTCCACTGCTTTACCCATATGTGTTTCCCGAGAAGATAATGTTAGTATATTTTGCCTTAAAAATACTGCAAATATATTAAGGTCACCTGTTAAGTCCAAGCTCTGTGGTGTGGAAATAAGTGGGTCAAAAGTGTTTAAGTAATTCGCCGGCCCATTAACTATCCACTCACTAAATCTATACTGAGGTTCGTTGGGTATTGCCTCTATGCTTGCGGTATAGTTTTCTTCATCATATTCCCCTGACCCTATTGCTCCACCTATAGAATCCACTTGCACAAGAGAGCTTGGGTCGTCGGTCGTGTTTAATGTAAGTAAATATTCTTCAATAAATACAGCTTCAATAACCAAGTCATCGATCAATGTAATGGTTTGCTCATAGTCATCACTAAGTGCTAAACTAGAGCCACTAATAATATTCCAACCTTTAAACTTGTACCCAGGAGTTGCTGTTATAGTTATAGTTATGCTTTGAGTAAAATTGTAAGACCCATCAGGAACATCTGTAACTACAGAGCCCTTGGCTTCATCCCCGGCTTGTATGGATGCACTAAAATTATACATTCTGTATTGAAAATTAGCTCTCAATTCAGTATTCTCTATTATTTTAACTCTTTGCTTAGCATCGTATTGATCGACCCCCCAAATAACCGAGCCCGAAACGAGAGTCCATTCTGAAAATTCATACCCAATTGGGTCAGACGGTATTGCATTAATTTCAACCTCTTCTGTCTCCCTATATGTTCCGTCTCCATCTTGACTTACCGATAAAGTAGCTAATGCCCATGACGTACTAAGGGTGAGATCAAATGGTATCAAAAAGTAGGCCCTTAAAGATAAATCAGACATTAAATTAAAATCATGATTTGGGTTGTTTTTTTCAAGCGGTAAATATGGATCTAATATATAATCTCCATCATCCATAACAATTTCCCATCTATCGAATTCATAAAGCCTGCCATCAATAGAACTGATCTGACCTTCAGCAAAGACAGATACTGGAACCGCATCATCTGAATTAGCTTTATAGATTCCTTGGCCACTAAATACACCCGTGGATGTGTCGCTGTTTGCATTATAAATTTTCAACTGATATTTTTGCCTAAATAAAGCCTCTAAAGTTATATCCCCCTGTAAAGATATTACTTGCCTAGCTGCTGTCTCACTAAATATGTTTGCAGGAGTTTCATTTTCTATTGCAGTCCAGCCGGCAAATCCAAAAACTCCAGGCTTGGTGCCATCAATCTGACAGTCGTTGATAAAACAAGAGGCATTAACTTCCGTCAAATCTAGCTCCGTAAAAGATCCACTGGTCTGTCCATTGTTACCTAAATAAATTAATGTATTTTCGTTATATCTTGACTCTAGTGTGTTGGCCCCTTTAGAATCTTTAGAGGTTCCATATGCTGTGTATGTTAAATTAATCTCATGCAAATCTAAAAATAAAGCATTAAAGCTTAAGTCCCCCAGAACTCGAAGTTTTTGATTACCTCCATAAAACTCATCGAAATCTTTTGCTCCGTAATTTTTTACTTTATCTTTGTCTGATATTTCCCATTTGTAGAAAACAGATTTTGAATTTAGTGGTATTCCAGATATTTCTACTACATCTCTGACCGTGACTGTTTTTGGGAGCTCGGGTAGAGTTCTTCCTAAAGAGGTATCATTTACGCTAAAATTAAGGGCATACTCAGATAGCTTGATAACAGCCCTAATCTCAACATCCCCAGATAAAGTAATAATTTGCTTTGAGCTGACATTCTCCTGGAGGCCTTGTATGAAATCTACCCCCTCTATTATTTCCCACTTTACAAATTCGTACCCATGATCTATATTTGATACAAATATCTCGGCTCGATTATTTTCCGAATGATATTCTCCCGATCCAGTAGTCTGTACATAAAGGCCATCCTTAAGGACTTTGCCGCAGTCTCCCCCTCTGCATTTTTCGCTCGATAAAAAACTGCCAATCTTTAACTCATATTCTTCTGCAAATATAGCCTCAAGTTCCACATCCCCAGAAACGATAAGCCTCTGGCTAAGGCCTTCTGTGATTTCAAATTTATTGGATATGTTGGATGCCCCGCTCTTTATAGCCCACCGAACGAAAACTCCTTCGGCATTAGCTATAGTTTTAATATTTATAAAATTTTCTTCCTCGTCTAGGCGAACAACTCTTCTGATTCCATCGTCCCTGTCATGCCTAACCTTTCCCCATAAATTATTCCTTGTTAATCGGAGGGTATATATTCTTTTAAAAACAGCTTCTAGTAGAACTGGCCCATTAACCTTAAAACTTATTCCTTCTTTTTTAAAATCAATTGGCTCATTACTATCATTGATAATATTGCCATATCCACCTTTTATCTCCCATCTCTTGAATCTATATAGCGAACTGTCACTCGATTGTGCTTTTATGAAAATTTCTTGATTGCAAAAAAACGAACCTTCCCCTGACACCGCTCCATAAGTGTCATTATTAACAGTTAAGCTTACATCAAATAATGCATCTTCTCCATGGGCATGTATCTCATAGTTTCCATCTATAGTTAACAGGGTATCTTTGTCTGTGGGGTCGAAGCCAGATTGGCCTGATGGCCCCCCGGTCCACTCCTTAAATACAAAGCAGTCCCTACTAAATGCAGCTAGTGTTTGAATATATCCAGCTGGTAGGGTGAGTATATTATTCGGTGTAATACTATGAAATGCATTAGTGTCTCCGGTAACTTTTAATTTGTATGTTTTTTGAGCATAATTAATTTCTATCTGTATATCCCTATCTAGGTAAAAGTTTTCAATCTCAAAAGATGTCAATGTTTTATCTCCGTGAGTTATGCTAGATATGATCCACCCAACTTTAGGCTGCACGATACTTTTTAAATTAATCCTAGAATTATTAGCTACTGTGAATTCATAATTAGTTTTATCTCCGTCCACACCGAGTGATGATCCCGATAAACTCCCCCTACTATATGTGCCATTGACTAATATTTCTCCTCTAGGGTCATGGTTTAATATTCTTAAAGTAACTTCTGATTTAAATTCTATTCTTTTATATATACATAAAGAATACTCATCTGAAAAGCTTTGAGCTACAATACCATATATGTATTCTCCGTAATCAAATATGTCATCAATATATCTATTGAAAAATGGCAATAAGCTATCTGAAGCCACTCTAGTTCCCGACATGATATATTCACAAATTTGCTGATCGGACAATCCGACTAGTGATGGGTCATCTATAGCTCTAAAAACTATAATAGACTTAACACTTGACAGATCCTCCGGCAGATCCCATGTTATCTCAAATTTCGCCATCTTAAATTTGTCTTACATCTACATTAGATACTTGCCCCCCTTCCCCAAATGAAGACACATTATCAACTTCAAGGCTTGAGGGCGACATTAATTGATTTGGACCGCATGGTGAGAGTTGAGTACTTTGATATGTACCGCTAATACTTAAACCTTCAAATTTACCCATACCAAATGTAAAAGAACAATTTACGGAAGCATTTCCACCAATACCCAAGGAATAAGAATAATTTTCCAGTTTGGCTTTGTTTATTTTGTAAACCATCTGCTTGTCTCTTTTTTCGGACTTGACGCAATATAACTGGCAATTATTTTGTAATATAATTTCCATGTCATAAAATCCATCATCACAAAATATATCATCTAATCTTCCTTGTTTAAATGCGGCGGCTGTAATTTCAAAACTAATTGTCCCTAACTGGGGCCTTTTAAGTTTTCTTCCATATGCATGTATTGCCCCAAAGCCATAGAAATTATCTCTTTCGAAAGGTACTTGAATATCAAAAGACTGTATTGCTATTTCTGGACTGAAGCAGTAATTACCTTCATCCCTATATAGTAAAGGTCCGCCATGATCTAAATTCTTAACTTTTATAGATATTCCTCCGGGAGATATGGCTGAAGCATAAGAGTCGTACAATAAAGGCTCAAACACAAGGCCGCCATCTATTATTCTAGCTCCTCCTTTTTCTAAATCTAAAGAGGGTATAGTACTGCCTAGTATTTCCTCTTCTACAGTTATGCCGTCTTCTGATTCTACCCTGCCCCCATTTTGAAATCTAATAAAGTCATCTTCCCCAACATCCGATTCGCTAATAAGATTTGAGGTTTCAATAAACTTATTGATCCAAGATTTAGCTTGCTTACATTCGTAAATTATATTAGAAGACTGAAATGAAGCCGATGCTTTAGCAAATCCCCCCACACTAGCTGATACAGAATAATTACTCAAGAAACAATTACCAAAACCAATAACATCATATCCTGCTGTAATTTCTGCTTCTGATAAATTTTTAATAATATCAAATTCTTCTGGGCCTAGTGCCAAAAATGCATTTTTATTATCTCTTAAGTTATTATGTATTGAACCTCGTTGCGAGAAATCTTCATCAACTCTTCTTGTGCCGTGATAGTCGGTTTCTTCTGTAGGTTTTGGGTAAGCATTTAAGCCCAAAATATTCTCTTCATATCCGTCAGTTAACAGGTATTCAAAATTTAAAGTTACATCAGGTTCACTAATTATCTTTCTCTCCATGTAAGCATTGGATCCTATTTGTCTTATATTTTCCCTGCTTAATCCTACTGAAAAATCTAACGACTGAACTCGGTTCACAAAAAATAACTTTTCAACCGATTGATCGTCCTCTTCCACGAAGTCTGTCATGAACAGACCAGCAGAATTATACTTTATAACTTTCCTAGAAAGAGGCATATAATAATATACACCTCAAACATTATGTTAGGAATTATTAAGCCTTATAAATTAATGCTTGAGTGGTAGTTGGTAAATCAACCTGTTCCCAGACAATATTAGTAAATCCTGTTTTTGTCACCAGCGGGTAATTAGAAGCAGAGGGTACATCTACTACCTTGTCGGAAGTATTCAATACCTCCAAGGTTTTATCGTCTTTTGCTTTTACAGCTGTTAGCGAATTAATCTCTGCCCCATTAGCACCAGTAAATCCAGATAGTGCTACATTAACCTCGGTCCCCACTGGTATACCATGCTTGATAACAGTTGTTAGTAACATGTTGTCTGTTGCGGTACCATTAATTCTTGAAACAACTTCTATGGTTTGGTAAGTATCTACCTCAGGTCTAGGTGTTACTGCCCCACTATAACTTCCCCCAGTATTAGCTCCATCAACTCCGGTTGCTCCAACCGATAAGTCTTGGTCTTCTACAAAATTTTCAGATATTTTGTCCCAATAAGTTGAGTCGGTCAAGTCATCAGCATCTATAAGACTTAAATCTGTGGCATCGGTTGCGGCTGTTGGATCCTCTATATCTACCACTGGAGACCCAAATGCAGACTGCTCTGTCCAGAAAGAATTAGAGGCTTGCTGGGAGCTGTATTCTGTACCTTCTATAAGGTTTGAATAATCGTCTACATTTGCAGCGCTAATAGAAGAAGAGGACACAAGTAACACTTGGATCCCTCCAGTATCTCCAGCTAATACATAAGATGTTATTGGGCTACCTTCGTCTGCAGCCTGATCAATAGTTGCTTGGTCTGCATAAATCGCCCCCATACCATCCGATGCTGGTACATCTGCTACTCCTCCAGTAAAAGTAATTGTCTCTACCTCTCCCGAAATTAGGGTAGCCCCACCAGACACAGTCTCATCTTCGTCTCCAAGTTCCAATGTATAATTTCCTGCATTAAGTATTTGGCTTCCGTCCCCACTTTGCACGGAGAAATTTTGAGCCGCTCCAAGTGCACTTATAGTAGAAACTCCATCAGCTGTAATAACCAACTCTAAAGCATTTTCATTGCCCTCAAGAGTAACATCTGATGTTAGTCCAAAACTTCCTCCGAATATAACCAATGAAGGAGCAATGCCACTTGGTATTGTGCTGTTTGCTGAATCAAATGTAACTGACCCAATGAGGGCGACATTTTCAGCTGTGAAATTTGGATAAATTAACCTTATTGAATCTCCTGCTTGTGGTACGGCACTTAATTGTCCGCTCAATGTAGCTATATTAGTGATGCCATCAAATGATTGAATTGTTTTAGTTTCAGATGTAGCATCGCTATATGTTACTTGTATGGAATAACCATTGAATAACCCATTGTTTGCTGTATTTGACCCAATAGGTGAATCGGTTAAAGTAAATGCGACAGCTGTTTGTGTAGTTCCCGAAGAATCAACATTCCCTGACCTTCCATTCGTGAAGTAGCCAGCCAGCTGATCAAAAGTCGCATAAGAATCAATCTTAAAATCCTGACCATTAAGAACATCTGTATTTCCTGTGGTATTAAATACTAAAGAAGCGGTTGCCGGACTACCAAATGCTATGGAATTTACTGAGCCCGTACTTCCTGTAGTGGTTGCTATATTTCCAGTGGAACCTGCGGAGCCCGCCGAAATATCAGAAAAATCTAAATTTGCCCCAGTGTTATTAAAGAAGAAACCAGCCCCAATGCCTGCGGCTTGTTGAGCATTGAGTTGACCGCCCAAGGTGCTTTCACCATTATAATAAAACCAAGTGCGATTTGGGACAATCGATGTTTCATCAACAGAACCAAAATAGGATGGCTCGCCCTCGAACCTTCTTAGGCCATCATAATTAGCAAAAACAACATCAGCAACAGTAGCATTGCCCGCGTTTGTCGTGTACAACAAACCAATAGCATCAGCCACCTTAAATCCGCCTGATGTGATTCTCACTAAAGAATCAGCTAAAATGAGATCGGATGACACATCAAAATCTTTATCAGATACTAAGTTAACAGAACTGTATACTGTAAAATTTCTTGTGAAATACTTTGATCCACTTTTGTATAAAGAGCCTTCATTGTCCTCAAAAAGAACGAGCTCTGAGAATGTTGTTTCACCATTCGATGTATTTACTGGAAGAGCCTTAACAAGCTCATAATCATTTTGAGCAATAAAAGACTTTGTAACCTTGGCTCCACTTTCTTGAGTAAATGTCCACCTTAAAAGGTCCCCGCTACTAATCGTCGTTCCCCCGTCAGCGCCCAAAAAGTTCTCGGGCGAATAATCAAGAGCATTATAATTGCATTGAAATATGGCTCCTTCAAGATTTGGGTTTTCGGCATCATATCCATTTAACACTGTTTCGTCTTTTTTAACGACTTGGTATACTTCTTGTTTTAATATGCTCATTGTAAATTTTCCTTATCCGTTATAGTGGTTCATTGTAACTTTAGACTTGTAATAATTCGACCCAAACTTAACTACTTCAGACTGGAAATACTGCTTAGATAAGTCGTAAGCTTCTGCTGTTGGCGGCACTTTTGTTTCAAAAGTAGTATTAGGAACCCCTGTATCACTAAACCAGCCTGGAGATACACCATTATTTCCGTCTTGCGACTCGATTCCATAAATGAATAAACCTCTCGATTTATCATCTGCACCAGCAACCTGAACTGAAAATGTTAAGTCAACGGTCTTATTGTCTCCGATTGAAGATGAGAAGTTTTCAGAGTCAAGCTTTGCTCCCCTTAGGGTGTACTTAACGGCTACCTTCCCGGTATTTTTATCGCATCCCATGCAATCTGGGTTATAAACGGTTACTGAAATATCGTGATCTCCGCACTCACAAAGTAAGTCTACAAGATTTGCTTCATTTAAATCCGAAAGGATAGCACTCACATTCATGGTAACTGTCAATGGGACGTCTACTGCTTTAGTGAACCCAAATGTTGATCCAAGTCTCTGTAGGTTTGTTCTGGTTAAGGGTACATTAATCGAGCAGGATTGTATATGTGCACTGCCTCCCGACTTGTCTTGAGTGCCAGAGACTTGCTTACTCATAAACTGTGCTGAATCAATACTAATTACAACATCTCCTGGCCTGAGCGCGGATACATCTCCGCAGCCATAATAACCACTCTGAGCAGCCGGTAGAGAAAATAAACCAGTGCATCCCTCTGTTTTGCAGTCACCCTTGTTGCCGTCTTTCCATGCATCGCTAATAAGTGAGCCTTCAGCCATATCAATAGCTGGAACATTAAGCCCGGTCTCCCCGATGTCACTCTTTATATTCATGCCCTCTACAGAGCAAGACACGGTAGGGATATTACCAACAGATATGTCTACGGAATAATCGGTCAGATATCCGTTACCCAAGGCAACCACAGTTTTTTGTGTATCTTCGATAGCGACGTCTCCAAGAACTACATCTCTAGATTCTGGTGTTGTAAGAATGAAATAGTTATTACCAGCTTGATAGGTTTCGGGCGAGAAGTGCCCGCTCATAGAGTTAACCTCTCCGTTGGTAACAAATTCTAGCATTCGCTCATTGTAACCGTCTAAAAGGTAGTAACTAAAGTCTAAATTAACAGTTGGAGACTCAATAACAATCGAATCAAGTCTGGATAAGTGCCCAAATTGATTGATATCTTGCTTATTAACAGTGAATCCGTAATTAGCACTCTGGACTCTTTTTAATTGTTTAACGATAGATCCATGTGCAGTTGCATAGCTTGGGTTTTCCCCGGTTGGGTTCCACTCCGGCCAATCATCTCCACATTGCCAACCAACTGCTTGATCTTTACTATTAATGCCCCCAGCACTTTGAGCAGAATTAATTGGGGGTGTCATAAGCCCATAACCACCCTTTCCTGTGTAGTGGTATCCAGTAGCGTCAGGACTAACAAATAATGCTTCGGATTGGTAAATTACTCTGTTTCTTGATACTGCCATTTTATTACTCTCTCTTTTTTTGTGTTTATTAAGTTTGTCCTTTTTCCTTTATGCTCTATAACCTAATACGTCGTAAGTGCCCGCGATTTCGGTGCTTGCTTCTCTGTCGTCACTACGTAAACCCCTGTTTAATGAAGTTGACTTTTGAGGTACATTGTACTCTCCCGCTGCGCCAGTAAAACCTGGGGGTAATCCCCATGCAGTTGCTCCCCCGGTGCGCCCTCCATCGATATCAGGATCGGAAACTATAGGATTACCTTCTCTTCCGGATATAAAAACACCCTTCTTTAGGTCATCGGCTCCACCAATTTGAACGGTGAATTCAAGATCCACGGTTTTGTTGTCGCCAATGGTAGATGAAAAACTTTCGGATTGTAATTGTGCCCCCCGGATTGAATATCTCATTGCTGGTCTTTTATTTTTTGTTGTACAACCAACACACTCTGGCTCGTAAAGATCCATTTCGATGTCAAGCTCTTCGCAATTACAAATCAAATCAACCATATTACCTTGCTTGAGATCAGACATTACGGCTGAAACGCTCAATGTCGCATTAATAGGTACATCAATAGCTTTTGAAAATGAAAATGTAGACCCAAGTCTCTGCAGGTTGGTTCTAGACATACCAACACTTAAATTTGCTGTTTGAACATGAGCAGATCCCTTTTGAGCTGTTGCATCCTTGTAGTCTCCGCTACTCTGAACAGAAAGTAACCCTTTTTCACTAAGGTTAAGAACGATGTCGCCAGGCCTTAAAGCTGAAACTTTATTTTGTTGCTGATCTAAGGGCAGGTTAGGATCGGGGCATCCATCAAATCCACTCTGCGCTGCTGGTAATGAGAACAAACCTGTGCAGGAATTATTTTTAGCAGAAACGACACTACCATTTTCGGAATCATACTCGAATGCATCACTAATGAGGCTGCCATCATAAAGATCAACGGATGGTAGATTTAATCCTGTTGTGCCGATGTCGCTTTTAATGTTCATGCCTTCTACAGTGATTGATGCTGTAGGAATAGCTCCTACTCCAACATCAACAGAATAATCTGTAACAAATCCATTACCTACCGAGATCACACTCTTTTTTGTATCAAAACCTTCTTTTTGAAGACTTGCATCTCCTACCACAACATCTCTGGATTCAGGAACTGTTACTACAAAAAAGTTATTACCGGCTTGATAATACTCTGGATTCAAGTGTCCACTCAAGCAATTCTCCTGACCATTTGTTACGAACTCAAGCATTCTTTCATTGTATCCATCGAGCAAGAAATATGTAAAATCCATATTAACGGTTGGATTTTCAAGAACAATAGAGTCTAATCTTGCCAAATGACCAAATTGATTAACGTCTGTACGGTTGATACTAAAGCCATAATTTAAAGTTTGCACTCTTTTCAACTGTTTAATAATTGATCCGTGAGCAATTGCAGGAGCATCATAAGATGGAACGTCATCAGACCCACCAAGGAACTCAAGCTCTCCATTTTGCGCAACAAGACTAGCATCCGGATCGACAAGCGAGTCTTCCGACCCACTACCGCCAACACCACCATCAAAGGCTACTTGGTCACCCGGCCCTATTAGTTCAGAACCATCTCCGCCGCTAGTGATTACCAAGCCTTCACTTGCTGCCCAAGCGGCAATCGTGTACTCAGCTGCACCACCTACTGTAGCTGGCGTAGTGAGGTTGCCAATTCTATTCTCGTTTAATATGGTTTCAAATGAATATTGCGGACTTGGACCCCCAGCTAAAGTAAAAATAGCACCCGTTATAGTGGCCTTGGTTCCAGGAGCAAGCGGAACAGTATCATCTAATACAATCAGTCCAGATACAGCTAAATCATCAGCACTAAAATAACGAATATTAATTACATCCTGATTTTGCGGCGCTCCACCGGCCAAAGGTTCAGCTAGTGTAATAGTGCCGGTTACACCATCAAAAGCGCTAATAGTAGCCGACTCAGTTGTTGCATTGGCACTAAAAGTTACCTCTATTGTTTGTCCATTGAAAAAGTTGGTCATTGCTGCATCTGAAGTATGGCTTCCTGGGGCATTACCTATAGGTCCATTGTTTACATCGAATGCAATTCCAAAGCTTGAAGCATCAATCGAATTAATAATTGTGCCAATCCTTCCGTTGTTGAGTATATCTTCTAGTTGACCCATTGTGGTGTAAGTGTCAACCTTAAAAGTCTTTGTATTTAAGACATCTTCATTGTTTGTTGTCTTGAAGCTAACTACATCACCGTCTGGTGTGTTTAATCCAAAATCTAATCTAGTTGGGCTGTTTTGAGTATCGCCAACTGATCCTACTACAGCATCGCTAGGGTTAGCAGAATCATCTCCGTTCCAATCTGGCCATTTAGCCAGTCCGTCTTTTGGTGTCCATCCGTAAAGTTTATTGTCGACCACCTCACCAGCTTCTTGATTGCCATGTAGTGGCGGTGTCATTAATCCATACCCATTTTTGCCAGTAAAATGATATCCGGTCGAATCTGGGCTTACGAAAAGCGCTTCTGATTGATAAATTACTCTGTTTCTGTGTACTGCTGAAGGTGCTCTTGCCATGATATTAATTAGGTTAAGTTTGTATTAATTACATTATTTTTTTTGTATTGTGAAATTTAAGTTTAGCCAGCCTCAAAAGTAGCGGTGACCGTAACATTTGATGCGGGCAATACAAATGTTTGAGTAGAAATATTTACAAACGTGAGATTCACACTGTTAGTGTTCTCGTCGGTCGCAGAAATAGATTCGAGCACATTGCCCTCGTCAGCGGCTAATGTTAGTGTGACTGTGTCCCCTTCTTCGCCTGATGAGACATCAGAAGTTATCGTTCCACTTGTGATATTTTCATCAATAGTTACGGAGTAAGTTGGTGCTGGAATTAAAGTAAACCCAGCTGATACACTCACACTAGATCCAGGCATAATGAATGTTTTTGTAGACTCATCCACTGAAGTGATTTCCAAGGCCCCGCTATTACCGGTGGCAGATATAGAGGTGAAGCTGTATCCCTCATCAACACTGATTGTGAGGGTCACTAGTGTACCTTCTTGAGCCGAAGTTAAGTCAGTAGCCACAGAGCCCCCTGTAATTTCCGTATCAATGTCTACAGAAAAGCTAGGAGGTATGTATGTTGCTTCTGCAGTTACATTGGCTCCAGGCATGATAAATTTATTTTCCGTTACAGTGATGCTTTCCAAAGTTTTACTGTTCAGTACAGACCAACTATCAAAAGTATAACCCTCATCCGGGTTCGCAACTATTTCAACTTCGTCCCCCATACCAAAGGGGCCAGTTGTGCAGGTTTTTTCTGTACCCCCAACGGTATCCAAAAAAGATACCGTATAAATTGGTGCCGTTGTATAGTCATATTCGTACACATACCATTCAGTTCCACTAAATGTTATAATTCTTTTTGTGTCTGTTTCAAATAAAGTATCCCCGGCCGAAGGTGACTCGGGCCGTGTCGTTGATAGGCATGTTTGTAATTTACTCATGTTTTTAAGAATTTATATATATGTACCATTCTGATCCGTCCCAAACATACAAGTCTTGTGTGTCTGTTCCTAGGGCTATTACACCTATTTCTTGATCAGTTAGAGAAAAAATGTTTTCTTGTGTATCTTGTATTTGTAAATTATATACCGGAACATCATATTTAAATGCATACCAACTTGAACCGTCCCATACATACATGTTATTCGTGTCTGTTCCATAAGCTATGGTGCCGGGCTCAGAAATTAAGTTGATGAAAATTTTATCCTCCGTATCTATAATGCCAAATTTAATGTTTTCTGGCTCTTCTTCAATTTCTTGCTCTGTGACCTCGACTGGGTCTTCACAGTCTTCATATCCATCGACTTGCCTTGGTTGTGAGCCATACATATTGTATTGGTAAACAAGATCCTTAATTTCTTTGGCTGCTTGGTCAGCCATACTTTTAAATTCTTTACTTAAGGCTATTCTAGTTTTAGGGGAATTATTAATAGAATCAGCACTTCTTTTTATTCTTGTGTCTCCTTCTTCTAGCTCAAGCCATTCTGAATTAGATTCATCAACAGTCTCTCCGGCATCATAAACACCCCTTAGTATTCTTCTAGCTTGCTTTTCATTGTATTCTTTTAGATACAATTGTTCAAGAATATTAATTTCCTCTTGTTGCAACCTTGGCTGGATCTCTCCATCTGACCCAGTAAAAGAAAAGTTTTGGTTTAATAAAATATTTAACTCCCCAATTTTTCCACTTAATGTACCCGAAGTTACTAGTAATTCATAGCTTTTTTGTTGATCACTCAGATAGTCAAATTCAGTGAGAAATAACCCACTAGCTATAGTCCCTATTTGATTTATACTACTCATGTAAGTAGTATTACACTTAATTTAAACCTATAGACCGTTTAGTTTCATTAAGTCCTGCATTGATAGCGATCCTCCTTTTTTCATCGCCTCTTTGTGCAAATCTAATCCCTCAGATGCTTGTCCACCAGTTATGGATTCTATATCTTCCTTTGATGCCCCCACAATACTTGCCCCAGCACTATCTTCTTTGTTTAGTTGTTTTGCTGCATTTTGTCTTGCCTGAGAAGAGTTGGCAAAATCAAGTAATGCTTTAGGATCCTTGAGTATTCTATCTGGAATATTTTCGCTTGTTTCAAAAATATTTTTAAATATCCTTGTGTATACAAATAAACTAAATTGAAAATTTGTTAATTGCAAGGCTGCTTTACCGAAAAAGTCCATACAACTTTCAGATAAAGAATAGTACATTTTGTAAAAATCTTGTAAAACTAAATTCTGTATACTTTCTTCAGAAAATTTTTTATTAAATTCGTTATAAGAATTCACTATAGATGACATATCATTTTTATCAAGATACTCATATTCCTCTTTTGTGTAAAATAATTCTTTCCCTTCCCTGTCTTTGAATAGGGAGTTTAATATATAATAATCATTAGCCCTATTAGTGGCATATGACTCAGCGCTACTAGAGACAAGAGACTGTTTTTTATCTCTTAATTCGGAGATACGTTCTAAGGTTTCGTCGATTTGTTTGTCTACAGCCTTGATAGCATGATCAAGATATACATTTTTTTTATTTTTCCTTAGCCTTTCAACAAAATCTTCCTTTGTAACTATTTCATCTTCCTCTTCTTGTGTCCAAATATCTGCTGCTTTTAGCTCCGACAGGATATCTTTTTCTTTAGGAAGCCCTTTTGATACTGCAGCTTCTAGTGAGTTTTTGTATATGATATCGTAGTCAACTACATCCTTGAGAGATTTATGCCTAATAAATATTCTTTTGTTTTTAACGAAAATCGTAGATGATCCATCTATTATTTCAACTAAAATTTCTCTGTATTTAAAATCATCCAAGTTTAAACATTTCCTTCTTCAATGTCTTTTTCCAAGGATTTAAAATCTTCTTCGCTTGGGTTTTGGCTAAAGTACCAAAAGCTAATAAATGCCATGAGCTTTTCTTTAGCTAAGTCGTAAACTTCAGAACCTTTTTCATCTTTAAGATAATAGTCATCTAGCTTTTCATCGTAATCCTCTCCCTCAAACATAGGTTTTTCATTTCCGGCGGGGTCTACAACAAATGTAAGATTGATCAAATACCATAAAATAGTTTTGTTTTGGGCTTTGGTATCAGCTGTATGGTTAAATACACTTTGGTATGATGTCTCCAGGCTAATTATATCTTTTCTGAGATCAGCATACTCTTCTGTGAGTTTTATTTCTTGCTTTTTCTCCTCTTCTGTCTTTTTCTTTTTCGCCATTAACCTGCCGAGATCGTTTTGCATTTCGCCAAGCTTTCCATAATTTCTAACCAAACGAGAGGAATCGTCTTCCGTGAGCAATCCTCCTGAGTCGCTGTATTTTTTGGCAAGCATTGCTTTTGTAAGAATGCCACGCTTAATACACCTACTCATTTCGATACTAAACTCCATGTCAGCATCTTCGACTTGCCTTCTTGATGGTTCGTATATGCAAATACCATAATCCACTGGCTTGACCACTTTCTTTGTTGTGACAATTTCTTCCATTTTACCAGTTTCCTGGTTTTTCTTTTTTGTTGTAGTGCTTTCCTCTACCTCGCGTTCGATTTGTACATTGAAGTTGTATATTGTTTTTTTACTCATGATTCTCCTTATACCTATATAATAGTATTAAAATTTGAAACTTACAGTGAAATTTTCTAACTCGTTATCGTGAACCCTAATAGCTTCGTTACCCATGTCTAATACTTTTTTCCTGAGATATTTTAATTTTTCTTGGTCAAAATAATCGGCTTGATTAATTAAGGTTTTGTATTCTGGTGGCATGGCATCCTTTAACTTTGAGAAGGTTATCTCATGATCTTTTTGCAGATCCTCTATCAGAATAAGAAAAGATTTAAATAAACCTTTAATGTTTCTCTGATTGTATTGAGCGAAATAATCGTTTGGATGCATCCTTATACCTTGTTGATAATATTTTATTATACATTATTTTTTGTTTTTTTTCAAGTAAAGTGTAATATAAAATACTATGGGCTCATTTTTATCATCTCAACAAAAAAAAGCTATGGAATCAGCCATGCAAGACATGCATGATACATTCGCTAGATCAATTTATGCATATAGAGAAGCCGACAAAGTTATCGTAAGTACTGACCCTAACTTTAATTACTTATATAATAATGTCAAAGGTGTCAGTAAAATATTAAGAAGAAGTCAATTCAAGGCAATTAAAGCTCGCATACAGTACCTAGACAGAGAAAACACCACGATGTACGACAATCAGGTTGATGCTCAAATTAAAGTGCAAACTGCGGTTGGAGAGGTTAGAGTTAAGGTTGATGCTGAATCGAACGAATATTTTAAAAATGCAAAGAGGATAGAGGTTGATGGTAAAATGTTTTTCAAAGTTACAGATGTTAAAAAACACGGATTGTTTAGCCCAAAATTTTTTACATATTATTTAAAACCAGCATAATGATTAAAGGCAAAATAAAATTTAGTGTCAATAAAGCTGATTTAAGAAAAGAAATAATCAACTCTGCATCTAGATTAAATAATCAAAAACAAATCGAAAATAGTTTATATTCAACTAGTGGCGGCCTATTAGTTGATCAGATTAAAAAAATGAAAGAACAAATGATTAAAGAGTTTATGAGTCACCCTATAACAAAAGAGATACTAGCGGGCCCAAATGCATCTAATACCAGCGGAACACTAGGGGGTTATGGTAACTTATTTTCATTTATAGGCTTTGAGTCGGGATCAAACCCAATACAGCCAATCATAGAGCTTTTACAACAAACAAACTATAGAATCACTAGAATGTATATGGGCAAAGTTGGCATACATGTCGAGATACCTAGCAAAGAGCAGATATTTAAGGTTACACCCCTACCTTGGGCTCCCGGTATTAGTTGGGCCGAAAGAATAGAAATAGGGCTATCAGGGCTAGGGCAATACATGTATACTACCTCCCGTAGCAGTCGATCCGGGAAAGGTGTACAATCTTCTAACGCTATAAAAGGCGGGTCATTTAGAAACACCAAATACATATCACATTTTATAAACTCTTGGCATAAAAAGTTTTTAAGTATAGCATCTTCAGTGAATAAATTCTAATGAAACCTCAGTATCAACACGAAGCAACAACTAGCTTTTCATTGTGGCTAGATAATTATCTACTTAGGTACGGAGAAGCCTTTTCCAATAAAGTAGGTAACCTTTACTACTCCCAAGACCAAAGACTGCCCTCTTATCCCGAAGATGGTGATTCTTCTCTTATATTTTATAACAGTGAGTACAAGCAATGGGTATACAACAATGATGTCAATGATGCAGCGATACCCTCAGGAGTATACATAGATACTGGAAACGGTTATGAGTTTTGCCATAGAGGCCATAGCGGCTTAATGTTTGACTATGATAATGGTAGAATCATGTTGAGCGGTAAATACTTCCAAGATAACTACGATACACTAAAAATCAAATCAGAATTTGCAGTAAAAGATGTTAATATATATTTAGCTGATGACACAGAGGAGAATTTAATAATACAAAATAAATACAATAATAATAGCAGGACTATACCAGAATACGGAGCAGGCTCAGGCCTTCCTCCTTACCAACAGGTAACCCCCGCAGCTTTTGTATCTATGGAAAATACAGTCAACACTCCTTTCGCTTTTGGGGGTGAAGATTTAACTCACTTAAATTTTAGAGTAATTCTATTTACGGAAAGTTTGTATCAACTAGACGGCATGATGTCTCTTTGTACAGATGCTTACAATCTTGGTATATGCAATGTCGGATACAATGACTACCCATTAAATGAATACGGGGACACGAAAAAACATTATTACAGTTATAGTGAAACCGTAAATGAGTCCGAAAACCTCTCAAGCTTAATGTATATAGAGAATGTCAAGGCTTCAAAAATTAGCGAACGAGTGACAAAAACTAATAATCCCAATCTATTTCTGGGCTTTGTTGACTTTCAAGTATCTCAAGCCAGATTTCCCAGGGCAAAAACATCTGCGCCTCAAGCAATTAGAGAAGCTCCAATGCCTCCCCCCGTATTTGTGGAGCCGCCCCCAGGGGAGGGTCGTTGTCATTGATGTATTTATTTTTCCCAAGTATTCATGATACTCATGAATTTCTTGGACAAAGAATCTTCCGGGTGAGGTTGACTTGTTTTTGGTGCAGTAATTCTGCCGTTATTAAGCATGTATTCGGCGAATGCTTTTTTAAGCTTGTTTCGTAGCATTGGCTTGGTTCCGGATGGAAAGACCCCAGCTGTTACTGCTAATTCCTGCATAGCGGTTAAGCTCATTTCTTTCAGTTTTTCGCTAAACTCTGATTCAGATCTGCTGCCGAAATAGTTTTTTTCGGTAACCCCAAGAATGGACTCTATGGATTTTTCTGTTTTCGTTTCTGACTGGCCGTCAGCATATTCTAATTTTTTTTTGGTTGTCTTTTTTCTGGGCATGGTGGTACCTCCTTTGTGATTTTAACAGTGTATACACAGTTATTATAATATATAGAAACAAAAAATCCACCTAAAAGGTGGATCTTTTGAAAAGAAGAGATATTGAATGATCTTACAGATCAATAACAATACCGGTTAAGACGCGGTCATCAAGGATCATGCGGCCTTCTTCCATGGCTCCGTAGTAACCAATTTTTTGTTGACGAACACTGTATTGATCGTCAGCAAGAAGGTTAAGTTCGGATCCGGACTCAGAGTCAAGAGCAACCGCGCGGAATAATGATTCACGGGAACGGTCGAGGCCGATAATTAGATCATCGCTAGCCTTGAAGTCATGGCCGCCTGGGTCTTTGCTTTTTGCAGCCTCAAGAGCTGCGAAAGCTTCATTCATCTTGCGGTCTGGTCCAAGCTCGTTGATTTCCATAATGGAAATACCATAGAACTCAGGAAGTCCAGCATTGTTGTAGATAGCGTCACGCATGTTGTCAGTTGCTGCAATATCAGTCTTGCGATCTGCTACCTTTGTAGTGTTCACAGGGTTGTATGCCATTGCACGAAGACCTTCGATAGCTTCTGGAGACATGATAAGGTCTGTTACACCCTTGATGCGTCCACCTTCAGGAGCTGAACCAGTCCATGCAGTGTTGATACGTTTTGCTTTAGTAAGAAGACGATTGAAATCATCAAGGATCAATTGTGATCCAGCACCAGTGTTATTAGCTTTAATAAAGTGGTCGTTACCATCTGTACTTGCTTCGTGAAGAGCTCCAAGAAGTAAGGACTGAGAGGTAGCTTCCATTTTAAGAAGAACTTCTTGAGCGATACGTGTGAAAGTTTTACCTACAACATCAAGGCGGGACTTAGCGGCGTAGCGCTTGTCGAAATCAACAGCACTATCAAGACGATAGGTTGTGAATTTCATTTCGCTTTGTGTAGGAGCAACTGTGTTGCTGGGCAAACCGCCAGGAACTGTGGTGCTATAAACCTTTACGTAATCAGGAGCTGTTACGTCATAGTAAAGATCCAGTGGAAGACTGGGGCTATCCATTTCATTAAACGAAAAGTTATTGAAAAGGTTACTGATAACAGGAGCTTGATTAATGACTTGAACCAAAACTGGGTTGATAAACTCTGCAAGAGCCATTTGGGCTTCATATGCAACATCGCGGTTGCGAGAGGCCATAGCCTTTACAAGTTCTACTTGTTCGTCTGTTCTTTTAAGTGTGATTTTCATATTGTGTATGTCCTCTCCTATTTGGATTAAAGTTCTACTTTGATTAAGAAATACGCACTTGAGTTTCCGGAGTCACCAGCGAATTGATCAGCTGTCAATCCTGCTGTGCGGCTTCCTTCGGCAATACATGTACCAACCTTTATTGCACCTGTCTCCGTCGTACTAAGTTTACCACCGGCAGCGGTGAATACTGCATCACCGGTTGTGGGAGCAATCACAAATGCAGAAGAGTCAAGAGTGATTAATCCACGTGTAAGAACGGGAACAACCTCGCCTGGAAGTACTGCTTGTAACTCAATCATTTTTTGACGATAATAAAGAAGTTTCTCTCCATTTTCGTCGTGCGTTAAAGTTTGGCGAAGAGTGATGCCGAGGGGAGCATCAGCTATATCTGCTGCAGCGAACCGCATGCCTGTCACCTGAGGATAACCGTTGCCACCAACGTGAGGATAATTAGTCTTACCCAAGTAGCTGTCAGAGGTATACTCGATTCCTTTATCGAAATCGCCGTCCGCAATTGTAACAACAACTCCGCTGTCATTTTCGCCGTTAATTGAAGGGTCGCTCAATGGGTCAGTGCCGTTGACTGCAGGCACATCATCATGTTTAAGCGAATACAAGTTAATTACATCCTGTTCGATGTATTGTCTGAATGGTAGTAGTCTTAATGCCATTGTTTTTTCCTCGTGTTAGTATTGGATTGTTATGCTATCTTCGGAGAAAGCTTGTTTAAATTTTTCTCGAAGGGAAAGTTCTTGTTCTGTTGAGGCACCATTGTTATTGGCGACTGCTTCTTGCTCAACCTCAGCATTTTCAATTGCTTCTTCAACAACTTCATCTTCGGTCTTTTCAGAAGCTTCGGACTTGTCGAGGCCGGAAAGTCGTTCTTGAACGGCAGCTTCGATTTGCTCTTGGAGAGCTTTGTCTTGTTCTTCTTTAAAAGATTTTGTTTTTTGTTTCCACAAAACTGATAACTTTTGCTTGAAAGCAGCAAACGATTCGTCTGTAGAATCAAGAGACTTGATGTCATCCACAATAACAGAACGATCTTCATCGTCAAGTTCAAATGCTTGATCCAGGTCTTCCATGCGGCTATGAAAGAGCTCTAATGCTTCTTTCGCTGCTACGTGAGCTTTAAGTTCTTCCAATTCCTTGGAGGTGTTTTCTAATTGAGCCTTCACTTCTTCTGCAGATTGTTTGGCAGATTCAGCAGCAGAGTCCGACTCAGCCTTCTTTTGAAGAAGGTCGTCTTTTTCGGATTCCCATTGCTTGTTCTTTTCAACAATAGCATCGTGGAAGATCTTGGTCATGTTGGCAACAGCTTCTTCAGATAGCTTTTTAGAAGAAGCGGTCGACTCGATGACGCCTTGTAACTTGTCAAGAATTTCGTTTTCCATAATTTGTTTTGGGTTGTGAATATTGTAATATTTTACATCGTGTTTTTCAATTTGGGAAATTTTTTTGTGTTTTTTATTATCCTTTATTGAAATTTTTTCAAATTCGTAGCTCTCGCTTTTCTCTTCAGAGCCATCAGGTTCTTTGGTTTCATCAGTAATTAAGCCTTTTACGGCTGCCGCTGGGTTTGTTGTAAAGCCGATTCCAAGTGGATAAATATCTCCCTTGATTAATCTGTGAACTTCTTCTCCGTCTTTACTGCGACCGCTACCACCGTAACATTTGAGGCAAGATTTTAATTCTTCTTTTTCCTCCTCAGAAGTTATGATTCTAGCTTCACTTAAATTTTTACTACCCACGGCGATATCATATTCATTGAATCCGATCTCCCAGCTAGCAGAAACCTTTTGGTAGAATTCGCTGTCTTTATCTGCAGACTTTTCAACGAGATCTGCGAATTCGGAATTAACAGATCTATACACCACGGCAGAAAGGGCGATATTGAAAGGTCCAGTTTCCCCGATGGCAGAGCTGACTTCCATAACCGAGCTGTCCTCAAAAGAAGAAAGAGATGCCCCAACAATATGACCGACGACTTTTTGTCGTTGATGCTCAATGTTTGTGGGCTTATGAATAAAGTAATCTTTTATAGCTACAGCAGTTACTGCATCTATTCCATCTCCGTTCTTATTAAACATGTTTGCTACGGCAGCATTAAATGCAACGCCTATAAGATCAATGTTTTTCTCAAAGTCTATATCTTTAGGTAATAAAGAGGATAACTCATCTAGGGATGCCTTGGATACGAATTTGTCCTCTACTGGGAATACTTTAAAAGCATTCGCGAATGAAGCTGTATATTTAAATGGTAATGACATTTCTAATTATGTTACACACAAAAATATTTATTTACTTATATTTTTACTGTGATACAGGATTGCTGCTGGATAAGACACTATTTCGTGCTGTAATGATATGTCTGAAATTTCGGGCATCACGCCTAATTGTTCGATCTTTTCGAAGTCAGATATGCAATCTTCTATCGTTTCTTTCCATTTTTCTTTTCCAGTGGAAACGACTACGGACTCAATAAGATTACCAAGCATTTCTTTATGTACTTTGCTTAATCTTTTTTTATTGAATTGTTTTTTAAGTATATTGGCTGCCTCGACTTCAAGCTTTTCTATCGCATACACGGCTTCTTGTATATCTTTTCGACTGTACTGACCGCTAGCAATCAATTTGTCTGTTTTTGTGTTTGTGCCGGCAGGCCTTCCGTTTTCTCCAGAAGGCTTTGGGTTTTGCGGAGGTGAGGTCGTTTCCTGGTTATCCATTTCCATGTCATGTTTTTCTTTTAACATTTCTTGGTCTTCTTCCCGTAGTATAGGTTGTGCCGCAGAAAGCGGAGTATAATATCCTTTTTCCCTGTCTTGCAACAGTCTCTCTTGTGAACTCCGCAGGTCTTCTGGATTTGGATAAACCCCCTGCTTGATTGCTGTCATGCCTTGCTCTGGGGTGATTATACCCATTTCAATCAGCCTTGAAGCCACTCTTTGCAGTTGGACTTCATCCTTAATGTCGATCTCAATAAATTTCGCGGTTGGGAAGTTTTTTAGCCCAACAGACTTGCAAACTTCTTTGATCTGTGGTTGTAAAAAATCGTTAATAAAAGCATGCCTAGCCTCTTTTAATCTTTCTAGAAATATTTGAGCCTTAACTTGCGTGCTTGAATAGTTTTCTTTACCAACGACAATGTTTTGTAAGCCCTCTCTAATATCTTCGTTTACTATTTGATACTTCTCTGGCCCTAAAACTTTGTTTAGGTCTGGTATGATAAAATCGGCTTTTGTTGTGTAGTCAGCTATTAATGCCCTACCAACACTTTCATTAAGGAATAGATCCTGCATAGCTTTTAAATTATTAGGGTTGACACCTCCTTTGTCCGGAGTATTACCCATAGTAATGAGGAGAATGACATTTTCAACAGTCCTGCTGATTGCTTGGTCTACTCTCTTTAATTCCATTTTCCAATTAATATCATCAAGAACAGGGTAACCAAATGGAATCGCGAACGGTTCATAGTCTTGTTTTTTATAAAAAGAATAAATTAATTTATTCGGATCAAGATCAATTAAGACACCGTCTCTATTGAATGATTTATCCCGAACTTGCTGTTTAGCACTAGGAGGCAAGGCATCAAACACTTCTCTGTCGTAATCTGTTTTAGGGTTAGCTAATCGCTCTAAATCATATTCGCTTAAAAGCTTTTTATAGATTCCCTCCTTTTGGTCAAATGTAATACTGCGGTCAGCAACAAAATCGTATGGATTAAGGAACACATACCTCATAGGCACTTTGACAGTCCTAGCCTTGGACTCTTGTGCATATATTTTATTCAATTTTAGTATATCGCTATTTTTAAAAGTTCCATCAAGTTTATACATGAATATGTTGCCCGAGCGATAATATTCACGAAAATACTGATCTTTAATTTTCCAGCTTTGAATTTTAGCTAACCATTTTTCAATAAAGTTTCTGGACTTTTCTGAGCCACCTTCTAAGTGGATATCTGAATTAGAAAATTCAGCCATAACATCTATAGCATTTCTAAAAATAGGAACACATGCATAAGCTTTTTGACATAAAAGTATCGAGTCTCTTGCAGATATAGATGAGCCTTTATCGTAATGATAAGGCAGTGAGCAATTATTAATATGATTGTATTTTTCGCAAGCTGGTGTCTTAGCTACTTTAGCACTCCTGCCTCTGGACATTTCCCCCCTACCAGGCTGACCCACATTCCTGCTATAATTAGCTTCGCTGTAAAAATTAGATCCAGCAGACATAGGAGCTGTATCTGCTGGGACTTCACTAGCTGACTTTGCTAAATCTTCTAGACTTTTGTCTTGACTTTTAAACTTACTCCAATACTCTGATTTCTTTGTATACTTCCTAGCCATAACTTATAATACACTTAAAAAGTCAAAGTTAAAGTAAAAGTTAAATTGCAACTTATATAAACCTAGGAATGAAGGTAGTATCCACCGCCTCAGCTTCGACATTCATGAAATCATAATATGTCTTAATCATCCAATTACCCAGTACTAATGCTGAATACGAGTCCTTCCTTGCTTTACCTGGACCCGTCTGCCTTCGCAAGTTAGAGGGAAGCCCAAAGGTTTGTGTGCCCTGTGGGGTAGAAGTTACCTGTATTAAGGCACATTGATTCTTTGTATAATTAATCATGTCGTATTGATGGTCCACGAAATCAATCATTTTTGCGACTCCTTTAGATGATAGAACTTCTTTCTGGTTTGGCATAAATAGTAGGTCGTCAATTGGTATTTTTTGATTAATCTGCTTATGATAATCCTTATCCAGTGCGCGTGCGGCAAACCATATTTTTTTATGATCAAAGTTGGCCTGCAATAACTCATTAGATTTTCTTATCCAGTCTGATGTTGGTTTCCTTAGAATACATATTTTCTTGTCTTTTAAGTTATATTGGCTTTTGGCTTCTCTAAGTTTTTCTTGGTACTTTTCAGTATCATCCAGGTCAACCATAATTTCTCCTAGCTTTATATTAGCTTCATTGAATTGCTGACTAGCATTAGCTGCTTGAAGGAATTGAACCCCGCCTCCGTAGTCGCCCACTAATGCCACTACATTAAAGCTTGTTAATAAGTAATGCATGTAATTTATGTGATCATTCATTTTAAGGCCAGGGACCGCATAACTGTGGACAAGTGTGCCAGTTCTTGTGTTGTCGTTTAATTTGAATAATTGTATTGCGAAATCATCTGAACTCTCACTCTCAGCCCAACTAGGGTCGAATGCGACAAGATATTTGCTGTCTCGATCTCCTGATACTTCAACAGTGGGCGACTGGCCATCCTCTATTGTGCAGGACTTCATAGTGGATGTCTTAAAAAACCCAGAACTATCATCCGTAAATATCGCATTAAATTCTCGATCGAACTGGGATTGGCTCATTGTTTGCCTTGATTGATTAATCAAGTTTTGGTCATAAAGTGCCTTGGGTGCTACATCATAACTAAAGTGCATAATCACCCTATTAGCTTTATCCTTATGAATATCATCAGAGCCATATAGTATTAAGTTTTCAAAAGTTTCATAAACCTTATAAAGATATTCAAATTTATAACTAGCAGAGGATAATGCAATTAACTTATTGTTAGGCCAAATTTTTCTTTCCTCCTCTTGCATTTTACCAGAAGCAATTAACTGATCCTCCATCTTTGTAAATTTTTCTCTTTCTGTAGGGTTCTGGACAACACTTAAGAATGGAAGTATAACTTCGTTGTAAACATGCTCTGGCATCAACAAAAACTCATCAATAATAATTCGGTGAAACCTAAAACCACGAAGCTTAGATCCGTCACCCAAAGGCAGAGCAATAATTTTAGACTCACCTATCTCAAGGGTCCACTGGTCATTCTTTTTAGATTTCTTGGTAATGCATTGGCCCAGAAAAGCTGCTTCCGGTTTCTTTGCTATATCTTCTATCTTTTCAAAGATCATTTTAGATTGACGAAAAGTAGCTGCAAGTATACCTATTTGAATACCTTGATTAAAGATTGCATCAAGAAAAGCATATATCGCTGTACTAAAAGATTTCGACATACCACGACTCCATATCCCCAAGAAGTAATCAGCCTCAAGCATAGACTTGATCGCGAGATGTTGGAAGGGAAACAAGTCAACCCCAGCTATCAAGTTAGTAGTGAATGTAACGTTAGACCTTAAAAATTTATACAAATAGTATTTTGCCTCTTCCTCATCAAGATACCCCTTGATTTCAAGCAACTCTTCGTTCGTCTTATCGAAATCCAATGAGTATTTTTGTATTCCTTGCTCCCAGCTCATCGTTTATCTAGAAAATATTGCATGTCTGTCTCCCAGTTTTTTTTACCATAAAGCAGTATTTTTGGTATCAGGAACTCAGACATGGCCCTGCTGCCTGAAAATAAAAACTGACAATTATCTTTGTATTCATGGCTCAACACTCTCGTGTTGTGCCATATGTAGGAGAGATTTGCTTGGTGGGGCCCGAAGTTATTGTTTTCAATTATTTTCTCAATAGAGCTTTCGACCACAACAAAAATAAATGAAGAGAATTTTTTTGCTCTTTCTATCTCCCTTTTGAATCTTTCAAATCCTGTTGACAGGGTAGACTTAAAGTCTGATTCGCTTTTTCTATCAACATATGTATAGTCGTAGTGAGGTGCACCGATGGCATAATCCCCGAAATCTAGTTTCATCTTCATGCTGCGGTCAAAGGATAGCGGCTGCTGCTCTCTAGTGTCAACTAATATTTTAAGCTTATCTAATTCGGGATTTTTCTGAAAAAAGTTTGCCATTATATTTTTGGGCAATAATGGCATTATTTTTAATATATTACATGCTTCGCTATATGAACCAAAGAATTCTTTATACAAGTCAACACTTGGTAAATCAAATAATTGTATCTCTATATGGCTAGGTGCATATTGAAGTTTCTTTTGTTCTACACGCCATCGTAAGCGTTTAAGCAAATAAGATCGAACTTCTTCTTTATCTGCATATCTAGACCAAGCAAATAAATTATCACTATTTAAAAAGTCAACACTTAAATATTCTTCTTTATTAGTAAAAGGAAGTAATTCACCTGTATG